TGGTACTGAAGCTGCTGTAAGACAAGAAAGAAAGAAGATACAGTTACAAGGTTGTGGTGCTCTTAATGTATTTGTGGATGAGATTGGATATAACCTTATAGCTAATCAGAGTCTTAATATCCTTGGTTTATGTCTATATGATAAAGGTGCTATTGAAGCATCTATAACCAAGAATACTAAAGAGAATACCAGATATCCTGAAAGAGATATTCCTATTCCTGTTAACTTCTTATGGATGGGTGACCCTACTAAATTATTTGATTCAGGTGAGACTGAGAAAGCATTCCTTGAATTATTAGCTTCAGGATTTGCCAGAAGAACTTTATTTGGTACAGGTAGCTCTAAGAGTACTGATACCACTCTTACACCACAGGAAGTATTAGATATTAAGCGTACTGCATTTGACCCTGCATTAAGAGATACTATTACTAATACTATTACTGACCTTGCTGATTCTACCTTACTTAATGTTCATATTAAGTTAGAAGAACCAGAACTGTTATACCTTATTGAGTATGACCAGTACTGTAAAGCCAGAGCAGATAAAGTTAGTGAAATTACTGATAATACCTATAAGATTGAATTATCAGAAAGAATGTATAAGACTCTTAAGTTAGCAGGTACTTATGCCTTTATGGATAGGTCTCCTAAGATAACTAAAGAACACTTACTGTATGCTATGAAGTTAGCAGAAGATAGTGGTAAGGCTCTGTTTAAGATGTTACATCCTGAAAGACCTTATGTTAAGTTAGCTAAGTATTTATCTACTGTAGATGAACCTAAGTCTACTGCAGATATTAGTGAAGCATTACCATTCTTTAAGACACCTAAGCTTCAGTCTGAGTTATTAGACAGAGCATGTGAATGGGGATATAGCCATGATATCTCAATTAAGACTCTTAATAGAGGTAAATTGGTATTCTACTATGGTGAAGTAATGAACCTTACTGATTTAGATAAACTTAAAGTAAGTGTATCTAATCATGAAGCATACCACTATCAGAATGATGAAATTCCATTTAATAGACTTAAAGCATTTGGTAGTAAAGATGGATTCCATTGGTGTGTGCATCATTTTACCTATGACCCTGTTAATGTATCTTTAGGTAATACCAGAGCAGATAAGAATATCACATCAGGATTTAATCTCTTGGTTTTAGACTTAGACCATGGAGATAAGCTATCCTTCATACAGGAAGTACTTAAAGACTATAAGTATGTAGCACATACTACTAAACGTCATAGTGATATTGACCCAAGGTATAGAGTAATCATTCCTATGAAGTATGAGCTTAGATTAAGTAAAGAAGACTATGCTCAATTCATGTTAAATGTTTATGATTCTCTTCCTTTTAGTGGGATAGATGCTCAAACCAAAGATAGAGCACGTAAATGGTGTACATGTGCAGGTACAGTAATAGAACACCCTGAGGGTAAGCTATTTGACCCTAGACCATTTATTCCTAATACTTCTGAGAATGAAATACATCAGACTCAGCAGAAGAAGTATGGTAATATAGATAAGATTCAGAAGTGGTTCTTACAGCATATGGAAAATGGTAATAGGAACTGTATGATGATTAAGTATGCTCTTATGCTGTTTGACAGAGGTGTAAGATTAGAAGAGCTTGAGAAAGAGGTATTAACTCTTAATACTAAGATTGATAATCCACTACCAGTAGAAGAGATAGAGAACACTATCTTCAAAACCATAAGAAATAAATACTAGACCAAAGTTTTAAAATGATGTAAGGTGAGCACTTGTCTCACCTTTTTATTCTTTATAGGAGATGATATGGCAAAGACAGGAAAGCTGTTAATGGTTGTAGGTAAGTCTACATGTGGTAAGTCATACTCTCTTAAAGGTTTAAGAAATCCAGATAAGGTAGCTTATTTGAATGCTGAATCAGGTAAGAATTTACCATTCAGAAATACCTTTAAGAGGTATATTATTACAGAACCAAAGACAGAATTGTTAGGTGCAGGTTGTTGGTTAGAACAGATTGCTCAACATCCTGATAAGATTGAGACTGTAGTAATAGATAGTCTTACATTCTTAATGGATATGTATGAAGTTAAATATGTTAAGACAGCTCAGAATACTCAACAGGCTTGGGGAACATATGCTGACTTCTTTATTAATATAATGAATCAGCAAGTTCCTAAGCTGATTAAAGCAGGTATTAATGTTATTATTATTGCTCATACAGCAGATACATTTAATGAAAAAGAAATGAGTATAGATGTAGCTGTACCACTTAAGGGGGCAATAGGTAAGAAAGGTGCTGAAGCATTCTTTAATGACATTGTAGCCTGTAAGAAGATTAAGTTAGAGAACTTAAAGGATTATTCTTCTGACCTTTTACATATTACAGAAAGAGATGAAGAATTAGGATATAAGCATGTAATTCAAACCAGATTGACAAAGGAAACTGTAAATGAAAGATTACGTAGTCCTGAGGATATGTGGTCTAAGAATGAAACTTATATTGATGGTAATGTCCAGTTGGTATTGGATAGAATGAATGAATTTTATGGAGAATAATTAATAATGGAAAATCTTAATAGTTTATTTGGTTTAAATGGTAACACTGTAGCATTAGAAGAAGACAGAATTGGTTCAGGTAAGTCATGGGCACCATTACCAACTGATATTTATGACGCTACTCTTAAGTATGCATACTTTGATAGTACTTCTAAGGGTACTCCATTCGTACAGGTAGTACTTGATGTACAGGGTAAGACTATTACTCCTAAGCCTTTGTATATTGCATATGCAGATTCCCATAAGCCTTATAAGACTGTAGATGGTAAGCAGGTATATACTCCTGCATGGAGAACATTAGATTCTCTGGCTTTCGCTGTAACAGGTAAGTCTATTGGTGCATGTGCCTTAGAAGAAAAGGTAATCCAGAAGTATAACTATGATGTTAAGAAGGAAGTACCTGTAAAGGTTAAGTGTTTCTCAGGCTTAATTGATGTGGATATTAAGGTAGCTCTTAAGAAGTATAACGAATATAAGAAGTCTAATATTAATGGTACTTGGGTTCCTACTTCTGAAACCAGAGCAATTAATATTGTAGATAAGTACTTCTCTAAGGAAGGTAAGACAGCAGAAGAAATTGTACATAATAAGCCTGCTGAATTTGCTAATAAGTGGTTAGAGATAAACAAGGGTAAGGAATTCACTGAAAAGCTTCCTGATGGTGTAACTCCTGTAGCTAATACTACTACTGATACTACTGCTGAACCTGCATCACCAGCAGCATCCCTGTTTGATTAAACTTCAGTTACCTACCCGTATTCCTTTACGGGTAGGTAAAAAGTTAATTCAAGCCATACAATTAAATCCATATCGTAATTGGCATTTTCACTTAAATAATAAATTAAAAGAAATGTATTCAGATAGCATAGAGCCTATTCTGAATACATTTGATAAGTTAAAACCACCAATTAGATTATCCTATACTCTGAAAGCCAAAGATAAAAGAAAAAGAGACTTAGGTAATATGTGTTACATAGTTGATAAATTCTTTTGTGATGCATTGGTTAAATCAGAACTTATAGAAGATGATAACTACTTCATTATAGATGATATAAGATTTCATTTCTCTGGTTTGGATGATTCATTAAGAGATAACTATGAAATAGAGGTAACTATATATGACAGAACAGACACAGGTCAGTAATGCTGTTATTGATGTAGAGATTACTATGGGTACAGGTATAGATAGAGATGCTTGGTTTCATGCATCTATACCATTAGAACCAAACAGTAAAGAAATGGTAAGATTCAGAGCTTCACCTGCAGATAAAGAAATGATAGCTACTACTGTTATTGGTTTATTACAGGAATGGTTAGGAGAGAAGAATGACTGATATTACTTGGGTTCCTATAAATAAAATTACTCGTGTAAATCTTTGGGTAGGATACTTTAAAGAAAAAGACCTGTTAGTTATTAAAGATGAACAAGAAGGTTTAACTTTAGAGCTAAAGGACTTAACCTTTACTGATGAATCCTTAAGAACATTAGGTAATATTGTTCTAAGAGATATTAAAAGACAATTCTCTGAGGAGTTAGGAAATGATTAGTGCAAAGGTATTAGCAGATTCATCATTTAATGGGTCTAGATGCGTCACTATGGAGCTTGAGTTCCCTAGGTGTATATTGAGTCAACTTAACACCCACAGATGCATTGTAGGAGATTCTAAGCTGTATTTTGACCTTCCAGATAGTGTTGATAAGCATAAACGTGTCTATACAATGACTATTGAAAGTTTATGTAAAAAATGGAATAAAGGTGCAAAGGAACATACTTGTGG